GAACTTTCTTTTCATTTTCTAGAAAAGCTTTATCCATCATTGTGACGTCAATGTAATTAGATAAAGTAGAAGCTAGTGTTTCATTTTTACTAACTAGTCTTTCAGCGAATAAAAGTTTTTGACCGTGATTCAGTGATTCTATTTGTTTGATGATTGTATCGAAATTTGCCATAATATAAAAACTCCCTTTTTAATTTTATAGTTATATTCTACCATAGTTTTGAGCAAATGTAAAGGAAAAAATGCATAATTTGTAAATTAATTTCTCCTCATAGTTGAATACTCTTTTGCATCAGTATTCTTATTTACTGGTACCATATTTGATTTATGCATAGTAGCGATACCAGTAATGAATGTACCAGTGTATGCATTAGATTTAGACTTACCAACGATACGACCTACACGATCACTTGTTGGTAGAGAACGTGAAAGCTCTTTATAATTAGGAGCTTTGATTCCTGAATTTTTACTTTTATTCTTAAGTTGATCTGGATGAACACCTCTATCTTTTAGCCATTTATCATGTTCAGCCGCAGCTTTCTGCCAACCTGGTTTACGAAAAGGCTTCTTCTTTTTAGAACTATTATTGTTGTAGTAAGCCGGCAATAGATGCATTGTCATTATTAATTGCTCCAAATAATTTAGTTAAATCAATGTATCCATAGTTGACTGCAAAGATGATTGCAACTACAATCATAATCAAAACAGCATGACGAAAAAACCAGCCAACTATGGAAAAGAAGACGCCTACAATCAATGCTCCAGCTACTGCGAAGAAGAGGAGTTGAAAAAATAGTGGAAGCATTGATTGTATCTCTGATGGGCTAGGCATATGCCACTCTCCAATTCTGTTAAAATTCTTTGGAGGGGCTCTCTAACACATCCTTATCTTCCATAGGTATACCCCTCCGCGGAAGATAAGGGGAACGTTTTATACTCCGACTATGGTTCCCTGGGTAGTTCCTTACCTGTAAACCCCGATGTGCTTCTGCTTCTGCCTAATGCAACTTCTCCATCACAACACCTTGTCGGTTACTTTCGCTATGTCATTATTTGAACTCCCTTTTCAATTTTATAATATTATTATACACTATTTTTTTGCCTTTGTAAAGGAAAAAATGCATTTAATTTAAAAAAAGTGATTAACATATTAACTATCTTTCCAATTAAAAATATTTTTATTCTTAGCTTCTTCAAGTTCTTCAGTTAACTCTTTAATTCTTTTATATAAAGCATATTTTTCTTTTACTTCTTCTGCAATTTGTTTTTTCAAAAGATCAACTTCATTATAAGTCTTCGTTGTCATTATCTACCTCCATCTCAAAAGTAAATTCTACTGAATCATCACTTTGATCATCTGGTATAAATGTGACTTCATTTTCATTGTTAAATTTTTGCTTAACTGCTTTTTGAAAACTTAGAACATTAGATTGTTTGGACATAAATTCCTCCTTAAATTATAGTATTATTATACCATAAATAAACGGAATTGTACACAAGTTTGTTGTTAACTTGTTAAATGTTTTGCGTGGATTCTACAACCTATAAAATTGTTGTAGTAATCATCTCTAAATAACACATCATTATCAAATTGAAACTTTGCTTCGTAATAAGACATCTCACCTTTTGTTTTACAGAGTTTTAATATTTCTCTGGTAAATCTGTCAGTTCCAAATTCTTCCACAAGTTTGCGTACTTCATTGGACGAACCATAATATTCTCTCCAATCAGATTCGATACGCGTTCGTACTCTTCTCTTACGTGTTTTAGTGATGGGTAAAGTTTTAGGTTTCCAGAAGTTTTTCTTTCCAATGTACTTCTTGCCTGTATCCAACTCTGTGATGACGTAAACAAAACCTTGGTACTCTTCTGGTGTTATTGTGAATTCTTCATTATCAAAAAGCCACATTTATTTTTCGACTTCTTCTGCTTCTACTCTTCTTCCACATATTGGACAAAAAATAGGTTTTTCGTATGATGCTACATATGTTGTTTCATCACACTCTTCGCATTCTATTTCGTAATCCTTCAATGATCTCTCTCTTTCTTTTGTCAGATGCTTTGAACCACTCTGCAATTTCTTGAGTAGTTCTTCCACAACCTATACATGTATCATTTTCGACTTTACAAATTTTCACACAAGGTGAAATAATATTAGAAGTCGATTTCACACGCGCCACCTGCGCATGCGGCTGCAGCGAGTGTATCAACATCTGTGTACTTCTTTTCCTTTATATCTTCTTTCCAATCAATGGTTTTAAGTGTTGATTGTATCTTATTCCATTTATGTAATAAGTAAGCGTCTTTTAAACAGTGTTCTGCTAAAACAGCATCAGATCCTAAGTAGTTATCTGCAAACTTATTGAATCTTCTTATCCAATCATTTTTAAGAGCGTTTTCTGAAGACTCGAGTGATATGTCATCTCCAAATCCTTTTGCTGTTGCACATGCATCCCATAAGTTATTAAAACATTTAAGAGCATCAACTACCATTCCTGAAGCAAAGACTGCTGCATTACCATATTTCTTAACCATCTTATCTGCTGTAATAACTGCAGTATTAGGTGCTTGGTTATAATCTTTATCTCCAGACATTGCTAGGAAAGATATTCCCGCAAATGAATGTCTGTTTTCAAAAACATATTTTTCAACTTCATCCCAATCATCGACAATAATAGTATTTGATACATTATGTCTTATACCTTTGTCTGCACAAAGATCTTCATTAGTTCCTGCTTCAACCCAATGCTTTTGAGCTTTCTTAACAAGTTCTAAATGTTTTATTCCTAATAAATCATCTTTATACATTGAACCCTTATTAGGTAAGATAGGAAATGAAACAACAACATCTGTTCCACCTGCAGACCAAACTGATTCTTCAACCATGTATGGATTAGTTTTCATAATAGCTTGTGTAATTTCAGACTCTTTATTCATTTGAACATTTCTTATGTACATTGCAGAATGTTCAGCATGTATGCCTGAAGCAGTTTGTAATAACACTGATGCATTACCACTTGGCTTTACACAAGTAGTTCTTGCTGCTGGGTTGATCCCTATTATTTGAGCAACCTCACGATTTACTTCCTTAACGATTTGAGCTCCTTTTTCTAAAATCTTTTCATCAAAAAGTATTTTAGGATTATTCATCCATCCGGTTATTGATACTCCAAGTAACGCTTCTCTATCGAAAATTAATTTTGATATATCAGTTAAAAACTTGAAGTCTGTGTACCCAGCTTGTAGGGTACCGAGGATAGACGCTGCTCGGCATGCCTTATAAAAGTCCTCCTCGGTATTGCATTTGCCTCCGTTGATCTCAGTTAGGTTACATCCTTGCCAACCTGACTTTTTATTAATTTGAGGATACATTCCAATCTCAACACATGGATTAGTTGTATGCTCTTTTGATTCAACGAACACGAATCCTGGCTCACCAAATTGCTTGACAGATTCCATGATCTTGCCAAACTGTTCTGGTGTAGTCTCATCTCTTACGATGACAGCAGAGTTATTAGATCTGCCTCTTTGCGGATTATCCACAAACCAATTGCCTGTTTTAGCATTCATCATTTCTTCATCATCAGGCGAAAAAAGACAAATTGTTGCTGACCTACGTACGCCACCAGATAATACAGCATCAGCTGCATGCATCGTGATATCATATGCGTTAATAGGTTTAAGATCAATTGGATCTTTGGAATCTATTACAATACCTTGAAGTAAATGTTCAATTTTATCTAAAGACCGACGTAAGCCTTCAGGACCTGGCGCTTTAAATCCTCCTGATATCAGTGCGCCTTTAGGTCTTATTTGTGATAAGTCAAAGAATACTCTACGTCCTTCATAATCAGGATGTTTCCCACCACCTACAAAGAATGATGACATTAACACGTCAAGTGCTGATGCCCAACCTTCAATAGAGTCTTCAACTATATAACCTTTTGCTTGTTTTGTTCTATTTTGTATTTTTGGTAATTTTTTAATATGATGCTTTTGAACAGAAAAACCTGCACCAGCTCCACATAACAAGATATAAAACACTTCGCCAAAAAATTCTGGTCTGTTGACATATGACGAAGTACAATTGTACATTCTCA